CTGTGCTTGCGCCAGTAGAACTCCTTACCACCACTGATAACGCGGTAGATCTCACCTTCGTCATCTCTACGCTCCTCTTCGGTAGCGTTTACATAAGCATACTGATCCAGACCCATTTTAATTCTCCTCTACATTAACGGTCATGTTTACGCGGTGCGTCAGGCAATACATTACCTCGTCACGAATTTTGTCATCGAGGTCACCCTCTTTAACAAAGTCGTCGGGGTCGATGTCGTCTGCCTTGCTTTCAAGTTCATCAAGGCGGTTGCCTATCTCGCTGATGTCAATCTCATCGAGACGCTCTTGCACCCGTTCAATTTCAATAACACGCACATAAATGTCATCAACGGTTTTGCCTGCGGCTCGCAGGTTTTGTTGATCACGCTTTAGGTCGGTTACATCTTGAATCAAAGTAGCAAGGACATTGCCTAAATTTTCAAGAAGCGCACGAGCTTCGCCGGATTTGCGCTGGTCCCACGGGACAAACTCATCACGGGCGGAAATGTCGGCACATAAACCAGTGCCATCATCTACTCGCGTAGCACTACCATTAGAAGTATCAGTCCGAAGACCATTAGCCATAGGATCATTGGTTTCACTTTCTACCATAACTCACTCCTTTCTTGAGCGGTTGAACTTGACAGGAGCCAGCCCCCTGCCATATTGTTAGTGTGCCACAGGACTTTTAGATTGATAACTCTTTTGTTATCACTAAAACTGTGGCTCATCTTTGAGGTATAGATTACCCATCTCGTCTGCTACGCAGTCGTTATCGTAATCAAGTTCTACCTCGCCTGCGCCATCGCAAGTTTCGCAGATATCCATGTAGCCTTCCAAGTATCCGCCGTTGACATAGTCAACAACAGCGCGTTCATACTCTACGCGTCCGTCGCCCCCGCACTCAGGGCAGGGCTTGTAGTGATCTACATCGGGGTCAAGCGGGACAAGTTTGCTGAAGTCAATATCTTTTTTCATTGTTCACACCAATACGATACTTACCACGAGGATAATGAGCGTTACTAAATCTAGTTCCATACCTTTGTGTCTCCTTTCTATCAAGACCTGCATACCAGTTGAACCAACATGAAGAGCAGAGCAAGGTTTTATCCTCACGGACATCTGCCTTTGCTCCGCACTCACAACATTTTAGCGTTCCTCGGTCCATCTTACAAAAATCTCCCGCGCTCGTTCTTTGCTGATATTGAAAGTATCAACCAAAACCTGAGGCGCGGCAAACATATTTATCTCACCCGATTTACGCAGTTGCTCAAGGAAGTTGAATATCTCTTCTTCCTGATCCATAGCCCATGCTTTGACTTTTCCCATCTTATTCTCCTAGCCCATACAAGATGTTATGGATAAACGCGGGCTTGGATTTGTCAAGTCTGAGCTTGCCATCCACCCAATCGTAGTATCCGTGGATAGTGGGCATCTTGCGACGCCCACCTTTTAAGACAACAATTTCGCGCACATCAGCCACGATATCGGGGAACCGTTGTAGGTAGTCCTCTACGCCGCCAATCGTTTTATACATAGGCGTGAGCCAGTGCTTGTCACGCGAGTTAGGATAAACCTGTGCTGAATACATAGCTCAATACTCCGAAGGTAAGAGGAAAATACCGTTGATCAGGAAGAACTTCCACTGCCCGTCAAACGCATCGGTGTAGCCGATGTCGCGCTCCCACAGGATATTGCCGTTGCCATCGTCTGCGGTGAGTTTGGCTTTTTCATCGGCGACATCCATAGTTACAGACATGAACTCTTCGCGCTCTTGCAGGTCGGCCAGCTCAGTGCCAACAATGTCAAGGAACCAGTAGGCTCCGCCACCACAGTTCTCAAAGAAGAACTGCGCCCCCTCCGTGTAACGGAAGTTAGAGTTGAACGGGTAGCGATAAACGGTGTCGCCGCCCGTGAACATTTTAAGATAACCGCCAAACTCAGCGGGATTTACTTGATTAGCCATTGTCAGCCTCCACTTTTTCTAATGCTTCGGTGATGTCTTCAACCATGTGGTCATGGAAGTAAGAACTCTCATAAAGGTAATTCACGGCTTTTTCAGCAAGCTCAGGTGAAACACCAAAATGCTGGACAACCCACTTAGGGTTGATGTCATAAGCAACAACAAGGTCTTCCATAGTTCGCTCCTTTCTACGCAAACAAGGTGTCATATTCGTGGGCGTTTAGGAACTCAGCAAAGTTATTACTGCACTTGAGTTGCCATACTTTCCACTCACAACGAAACACTTCGGCATCGTCGCCTTGCAAGAAGAACGACCAGCCTGCTTCGTATTCGCTGACGGTAATGCCATGCACTCCGTCGTCTTTCAGGGTGTAACCACCGATTACCATATCTAACTCCTTTCTACGAGTTGGTTGCTGTAATATTTATATGGTATGGCTAGATTTTAGGAAGAGCCACTCTTATTTGTTCTTGTTTACTCTTCGTGTTTGACAAATCCTTGCTCACTCCAAGTCGCGCCGATGAGGAATCCGCATGACGCGCATCCTATCTGTCCTATCATATCTGCGAGGAGGTGGAATGAATTAGAACCACAGAGCGAGCACATCAGGACGTCCACCTCGTATTCTTCAACCGTAATTTCCTTCTCGTTCGAATGGGATGGTTTTTCCTCCCTTCTTACGAATGGGATAACATTGCTTCCGTCATAAATGGGGGCGTCTGCCTTTTTCGCCATGCTGATAACCTCGCTTTCTCGTGTATGTAGTAACTTTGATACGCTGTAATTGGATCCTGATGTTTGTATTCCTCTGGCATTGCTTGCGCGGGTTTAGTGAACCCTCTTGCTTCTAACTCTACAGGAGGGCATCGTAAAATGGCAAGAACTCTTTCACAAGAATGGATTTTTTCGTATCGGTAAGTGTATTCGCGGCACAGCTCAATGCCAAGCCGCCAGAGCCAACGGTAGTTTTCAACAGTCTGGCCTGCCCATAAGGTGCAGGGATGTTTCTGGTGAACAGGTTTGTAAGGACCGTCGCCACTGTAGCGGTGGTGGACGGTGCTGAGCATTTGGCAGGTCTCAAGTGGCATTTTGACAATGTGTTTGTCGCAATGCCACTGAGCGCAAGTTTCATGGTTCCAGTCAAGTATAAAGATGTTCATCTAAGCCCCCTTTCTACAAAGCATTAGTTAATGTAACAAAGGCGGCGTTGAGTGACACTTCTTATTTAGTCTTGAATTATTTTCGCGTTCACCTTGCTTACATAATCCAAAGTAGTCTTGCTATAGTCAGCTAAAACGCTAGATATAGCTTCGTATCGTTCCTTAGCCATGACACGGTAGGTGTCTTGGATGTCGATAGGCTTGAATAGTGACACAGTCACTTCGTAGGTTGGTAGTTTTTCCATAATTTACTCCTTTTTGCCGTATGCTTATACATACGGCAGAAATAATGCAAAGATTATGCCTTTGGTTTTTCTTAATTGCTCAACTTTATCCGCTCACGCAGTTCGCTAGACGAATAAGTATGACTGCGGTCGTTATAATGAATTTTTATGCCGAGTTGGTTGCACAAATCGCGTCCACTAAGTTCAATATCGCGATATTCTTGCCCGACTATCCGTATATTGATGTGTAGAATCCTCAAAAGTTCGTGCATTTCATGTTCGGTTTCATAACTGACTATCTGGTCTACATATTTGCAACCATCTAACTGAATTAACCGCTCCTTTAGCGACTGAATTGGTTTGTTTTTGTGCGGCCTCTCAATAGATGGGTCAGTGTGTAGCCCAACAATCAGGTAATCGCACTGTTGTCGGGCTTCTTTGAGCATGAGTATATGTCCTGCGTGTAGCAGGTCAAAAGCTCCACAGGTGAAACCGCGTATCATCGATAGTCGTCCAACGCGGCTTCTATCTCTTCATCAGTCATGATGTCAAAATCGAGGTCTTCAAAACGCGAGCGGCGGGGGCGTTGAATCTTCTTTTTTCTTCGCACAGGTCTTTCTCGCTCGAATGGGATGGGTTTAGCCTTTGGCTCAGGTTTGGGCTTGGCTGGTTTAGTCTGCTTGACTTCCAAAACTTCTACGGTCGCGAACCGATGTTTGCATTTACTGCACTCGCGTTGCCGCCTAATTGTTTCTTCTTTTGGTCTACTGTTGTAAACGCTTGTTTTCGCTTGACATTTGGGACATATCATTTCTCACACCATCTATTAGTCTACCGTGACAGCTACCACAGTAAACGGCTTTAGTTAAGTCGGTCGCGTAAACGCGACCTCTGGTTGATTGACCACAGAAATCACAGGTTTGAAAACTGTTCCAATGTGACTTGAAGTCGTGGAGGTTTGTGATATTCGGAGGTAAGTGCATTTAGTATCTCCTTTACAGGTTCAAAGAACTCTTTCTCGAGGTATTTCTCCTGCAAATAGCCAACCCCTTTTAGGAATACATCATTCGCAAGGGTATTGCCTTGTTGCATGAGCCTATAACAATGAAACACCAGTTCTAGTTTGTCTGCAATATCACACATGGCGCGTTCGTCATCGGTAACTTTATATACCGTGTCGCCTACGCCTATGCTGTTTTCGTAATCCCTTTCTACGCGAGCCATAAGCTCGTTTAGTTCGGGGTATCGCCACTTGGTTGTGGCAGGCATATCGCCTGTTTCGGCTTCTGCTACATCGTGGTAAAGCATATTGAGCAAGCAGTTCTTGCTTACATCAGGCCAAAGCGTATGTAGTATCACCACCGTCCGCCAAGTATGCGCCGCTACATTCTGCCCATCCATCAATTCTGGGCGGGTGTGGT